TTCTGCACCGCCAGCGCGTCCAGTTAATCCGTTTAAAAAATTAATTTTGGAAGCTCGGGGTTACATTATTAGTGATCTTGAGTATGAAAAAATTATGGATAAATTAGATGCGCGTTCTTATAATAGGTATCGTGATCTTATTGGTCGCGAGTTTGATAATACCTCAGCCGAAGTTATGGCTGAAGGGTATGACTATTTTAAGAGTCGTGATAACGCTGTTCGTTGGTATGATGAAAATGCCCGCGAAGCCCAACCAGGTTATAAGCGTTTAGAACAGGCTCTCGATTCCGGAGAAATACGTCTCCGGGATGTAGATTGGAAGGCCTGTGATGCAGAAGCTAAATTTACATTTATTGTTACAACTATGTGCAATCGCGCCGAACGATTAATGAAAGCGCGACAAAAACGTGATAAACAGCTTCAAGCTGATAGAGAGCAACAAGAATTAGAAAAAGATCAACGTCAAGCTGAACTAGATCGTCAGGAGATCGATTATCAAGAACGTCAAATGCGTAAGCAAAACCGTCGTGTTTTTACGCAGCAAGATATCAAAGATAAAATCGATGTTCCTTGGGATCAATTAGTTCAGGAAGATGAAGATTATTCTGAACCTGAATCTCGATTCAAACCTAATGAGCTTATTAAAGCTCAGCAAGAAGTTCGTGCTCTACGAGCTACTGTGGCTACCTTGAAGGCGCAAGTCTTACAAGGCCACATGAAGACTGTTACACAACCAGAAGCATTGGCTTCATCAGTAACTGATAGTACTCCCGTTTCCGGTCCTATTTCCAAACGTGCAATTAAAAGACGGAAACGACAAGAGTCCCGTCAACAACCTAATAAGGTTGTGAAACCTGAGAGTTATCATGCTGATTGCCCCCCTTATTATATGTTCCCAACTATAACAATTAACAATACTACAAATAATGTTACTACAGAAATTTGCCGTGTTGATTGTTTGCCAAGTGGATTCATGATAGTAAAACATGCGTGGTTGGAATGGAAAGACCATCCCTTATTCTTTATGGTTAGGGGAGAAAAGGTCTTGTTGCCATTGACTGACGTAAAGGTTGAAGATTGTGGTGAAGATTTAGTTTTTGTCTATGCACCTATACCTGGTGCTAAATGTCTTAAGGAAGAATATTTTGCCTCGCCCGTTAAAGGACCTTGTGCAATTTTCCTTAAGAACGCTACCAATGGTATGTTTGGTCAATCCCAGTCCAACATAGACAATATTGCTAATGGACAAGTAGTTCATGGTTTGAGCACTGCAGTTGGTGATTGTGGACAGCCTATTTTGTGGTTTGACGTTAAAACTAATCAAACTAAAATAGTTGCTATTCATAATCGTAATTGTGGTGGTACCATTCCAATTCTACGTCCAGAATTTTTTCGCACCTTTAAGGATTGTGCTCAGCAGAAAACGACTGCCACAGCATCCACCGGAAAATTCTTTGCGGATCCCAGTTCCGCCCCACATCAAAAGTCCTCTGGCACCCATCGGAGGACTTCCTCTTCCTCGCACTAAATTAGTTGTGCAAGAGGAGTTGGGCGATTATGGTCCAGCTCCTTTAGATGCCGATTCTTTATGGAACGGCGTCTCTAAATTTAATCACCCGCAATATTGTATACCCTATGAGTGTTACGATTATTTGCTTGATGGTTTGGATATGTTCTTTCCATTCGCATCACTTCATAACCAAGAAATTACTCTTAAAGATGCTATGCTTAAGTGTCTAGAACCTGAACATTGCAAGAAATCGTGCGGATTTCCAAGTAATTTGCACGGGTTTCAAACTAAAGAGCAAGCCCTTATGGAAGACATCCTTCGCGCATTTTCAGCCCCTTCAATTCTGTGTTCTACACTGAAGGATGAGTTGAGAAAGTATGGGAAGGATAGTCGGTTTTTTAGGCCTAGTAGCCTAAAAGATTATATTAGGGGTCTTATTATTTGCAATACTCTTAATGAGTATATTGCAGATCAACTCTTTACTAGTCCCGTGTTTTGTAAATTTGCTAGTCCTGGTTATGATCTTAGTACCTTGTATCAAACCCTTTTTGAGTTTGGTGCTACATTCGGTTTGGATATTCAACAGCATGATGCCCACTTCCCTCTGGCTTTTGCCGAGATTATATGTCTATGGCGAATTCTTCGTGGTTCCGATTACAAAGAGACCAAGTCATATTATCGTGATATGTACAATGGTTATACTTTGGTTGGAGGTTGGTTATTCAACCTTATCGGGATGCCTAGTGGGCACGTGTGCACAACAATTGACAATTGCCTTTGTAATATATTGGCGATTTTGTATTGTTGTTGGAGACTTGGATGGAAACTTGAAGAAGTTCGTGAAAACCTTAAGTTCTTTTGTTGTGGAGACGATCTCGTTTGGTCCACAAATACTGAACTTAGGCCTAAAATTCTTCAAGTGTTCTATAACGAGTTAGGTATGTATCCTGAGTTTAATTCTTGGGAACCCGACCATATTTCATTTGTTGGTACTACTCCAGTGTTTGTCAACGGGTGTTGGCGTTATTATTATAACGTTGAAAAACTTAATTCCTCCGCAGGAGTTGTTCGTAAAAGTTTTACCCCCATTGATAAGCTGGCTAAATTGGTTGGTTTATATATCTTATCTTATTATTCCGAATATGCTCCTGTTTTTAAGGAGCATATTTGGCGGCATATTCAAAGACATGAACGTTTTATTAATGTTCAAGATCCTAATGTCGCTGCTTTAATGGTTTATGTTTGTTCTGATTCCGCAGTTACTGAGCTGTACGATCGGTTTGAGTGTAGTAGAAAGCTACACTCGAGCCTTCGTATTGTTGTGTAAGGTTTCTTTTCTTTCCTTATACTTAAACGGTTGGATCCATTAAATGTGTACACACAGCCGTTTAAAACTCATGCAAACGCCCAATCTCACTCAATCTGGTACGTGTTGGCTTAATAATGCTTTGGACCCCTATTCTGATTATCAGCAAGAACGTCGTGGTTATTGTGATAGTACGTCGCTTCCTAGCGTCGTGCAAGTGTTTAACTCCCAGGCAACTGTTACAGTTCCTGCAGGAGTCGTTGGCAATTATGACTGTTCAGTGAACTTCACTGGACTCGATGCCTATAGCGCTACCAATATGTGTAACGCTATATCTCCTGCTTCTTTCGCAACTTACGATTCTGGTGCAGCAGCTGCCAATTCCATTTCTTCAGTTACTATTTGTACTGCTGCAAGCGGTACAGCACTGAACTTGTATGGAGTTGGTGTTACTAAAACTATGATGCAGACTCGTCAAGTGTCCGATTGTCCTGGACGCCTCATTGGTATTGCCTTTGAGGTTCACAACACCACTGCGGAAATCTACAAACAAGGTACTCTTGTTTGTTGTAGACCACCCTCTGTTCGAATGCAACAGAGTAGTGTGACTGCATATGATTCCAACTTCACAAACGATCCATGTAGTTTTACTACTACATGGTTGCCATTGCCTCCTAATACTATTTCTGCAGCTCGTTCTGTTCCTGATAGTAGTCAATGGAAAGCTAGTGAAGGTTGTTATTGTATTCCTCGTTTAAATACAGAGGTTATTACTCCTGGTGAATCTCATATTGCACAAGCTGGTGTGAGTTTGATAGGTGTTGCTGGTGCTGTTACTTCAGCACAAGCCCTACATTCTTACCCAACTGTTCTGACACAAACTGTCGGTGTAGCACCGAGCCCTTTGTTAAAAGGGTTTCAGCCTATTTTCACCAGACCTTTGGTCTCATCTTTTACGCCTTTGACAGCGTTTTTTGGTGGGCTTAGTAATGAGTCCACCTTAACTGTTAATTTGCGTGCTATTGTTGAGTACTTTCCTCCTCCTGGTCACAATTTGCTGACTTCAGCTAAGCCTAGTGCTATGTATGATCCCACGGCACTTCAGGTTTATTCTGCTACTTGTTATGCAGCTCCTTATGCTGTTCCCGTTGGACAAAACGATGCTGGAGATTACTTTCGCAAAGTTTTGTCGGCCATGTCTAAGATAGCTCCTTATGCAGCTGTCTCATTGAAGCCTTTTGCCCCTGGTGCTTCTTTTTTAGTTAGCACGGGCGGCAAAATGGCCGCCCTTGGCGCTCAACGTATTAAGGCTCGTCAGCAGAAGAAAAAGGGTAAACGAAATGCTGTTCCAAATTATCCTGCGCCTAAACCTCCACGGCCTAAATTAGGTCGTGCTCCTAATCCGCCACGGATTAATAAAAAGGTGGCAGGTAATGCAGCC